ATCCGCAAAAGTGGTCAATGTTCGCATGGGATTGGGAGAATGATGCACTGTCTGATTATGATGGTCCAAGAGAGTGGCAGTCTGACATTAACGGCATCATCGCCAATCACCTGAAGAATCCAGAAACAAGGTACATGCCATTGCAGATAGCCGTGGCTTCAGGGCATGGTATCGGTAAATCAGCAGAAATGGGAATGCTCGCGCATTGGGCTATGTCCTGCTATGACGATTGCAAGATAGTCACTACCGCCAATACTGACAACCAACTTCGTACAAAGACCGCGCCTGAAATCGGTAAGTGGTTTCGCATGTCCATCAACGCACACTGGTTTGATGTGCAAACTCAGTCAATCAAGATACGCGACAAGAAGCACTCCAATGATTGGCGCTTAGACTTCATTCCTTGGTCAGAGCATAACACTGAGGCTTTCGCTGGCTTGCACAACAAAGGCAAGATTGTCGTATTGCTATTCGATGAAGCCTCAAAGATTCATGACAAGGTTTGGGAAGTGGCGGAAGGTGCGCTGACTGACGAGAACACTATCATCATCTGGATAGTGTTTGGTAATCCAACGCGCAATTCAGGACGGTTCCGTGAATGTTTCCGTCGCTATCGTCATCGCTGGATAACGCGGCAGATTGATAGCCGTGATGTGCCGGGCACCAACAAAGAGTATTTGCAAAGCCTTGTGGATGACCATGGCGAGGATTCAGATTACGTCAAGGTGCGTGTGCGCGGCATGTTTCCGGCTATGTCTATCAAGCAATTCATTTCCAGTGCTGACGTTGATGCAGCCTTTGGTCGTGAGTACAAGGCTGATAAATACAACTTCGCACCTAAGATACTGACCTGCGACCCAGCTTGGGAAGGCGACGATGAACTTGTGATAGGGATGCGTCAAGGTCTGGTGTTCAAGATACTTAGAATCATCCAGAAGAACGATAACGATATTGTCATTGCTGGCTTACTTGCACAGTACGAGAACGATGAACAAGCTGATGCTGTGTTTATTGATGCCGGTTATGGCACTGGTATTGTCAGTGCTGGAAGAACACTAGGCCGCGATTGGACGTTAGTATGGTTTGCTGGTGAATCAACGGATGCTGGTTGTTTGAACAAGCGTGCGCAAATGTGGAAGGATATGCGTGACTGGTTGAAACAAGGCGGCGCGATTCCTAAAGATGATGTGCTGTATAACGATTTAATCTCACCTGAAACTGTGCCGCGCATGGATGGCAAGATTCAACTTGAGAGTAAAAAAGATATGAAACAGCGCGAGCTACCATCACCGAACAGGGCGGATGCACTCGCTTTATCCTTTGCATTTCCTGTGCAAAAGCGTAACCGCACGAATATCGGCGGTGTCCAAAGAGAAAAGGTGCTTGAATACAATCCTTATCAATAACCCGATAAGGAGTTTGCCATGTGCGGCGGCTTGTTTTCCTCTCCAAAGATTCCAGATCCACCTCCACCAGTAAAACCACCTGCACCTGTTGCACCTGAAAAGGCACCGCAGGCAGACGTTTATCGTGACCGCAATCGTCAGCAAATGCGTCCAGGCGGCGTGATGGCAGGCAACAGTTCCACATTGCTCACTGATCCTATGGCTGATGGTGGCTTAACGCTCGGCAAATCTACCTTGCTAGGCTAATCATGGCTTACAAATGGGATAAGGATGGTAAGTTGATTGGTGACGGCCTGCCTGATGGCGCGACATTCGACCTTAACGCTTATCAAGCGGCGGTTAAGCAGATTCAAGAACAAAGCCCATCTAACATTTCACAAGCCCTCTATCCAACTATGAAGCCTAAGTTGGCTGATGTTGTCACTGGATTCAAGTACGACTCAAAGACAAACAGTGTTCTAGCATTTGTGCCGCAAACAACGCAGAAACCAATGCAACAAAATACTATTGCTGGTTATTCAAACCCATTCAAAAAAGAACTTTCTAGTCCGTGGGATAAATTTTACAACGGCGAGATAACTGGTATGACAAAAAAACAAAGTCCAGAAGGCTCATGGATTCCTGTCAGTGGTATTGACCTTGACCCAAGCACGCTGTCAGGCAAAGCCGAAGAACGTATTTCATTCCGTGAAGATGGCGGTGCGCCATTGGCAGCGTTTGGTGAGCCTAACCGTGAAACAGGTTATATGCGCCTTCGTGCCATACCACAACAAGCGGCCAAACTCGCAGACAACATCAATCTTCGCAGCAACACTCAACGCGGCGGTCCTGCAGCTACCAATAAGGCAAGAATCTAATGGCTGAATCCTATAGCAACGATACACCACGCACGCGGATGTTAAAGCGTAAGGCCGCGCTATGGAAAGAACGTAGCACATGGGATCCGCATGTTAAGGATATATCCAAAGTCTTATTGCCAATGTCAGGCAGGTTCTTTGAATCTGACCGCAACGATGGCCGTAAGCGTTTCAACAACATATTCGATTCAACAGCAACAAAAGCTTTGAACGTGATGGGCGCTGGCTTAATGGCAGGCATGACTTCACCTGCGCGTCCGTGGTTCAGATTAGCAACGTCTGATTCTGAATTGATGGAGTACGAGCCAGTTAAGTTGTGGCTGGATGATGTGACTGTGCTGATGCGTGAAGTGTTCGCACGCTCTAATACTTATCGTTCTCTGCATACCATTTACCTTGAGCTTGGCGCATTTGGCACTGCGGCATCCATCGTCATGCCTGATTACGACAATGTTGTGCATCATCATCCGTTGACCTTTGGCGAATACGCAATCAGCACGAACTCAAAAGGCCGTGTCGATACGATGTACCGTGAATTCCAAATGACCGTAGCGCAAGTCGTCGGTGAGTTTGGCATTGAGAACGTCTCTCACACAGTTAAGAATATGTGGGATAACAACAATTTCGATACATGGGTCACAGTTGTTCATGCGATTGAGCCACGTACCAATCGTGATAACAGCAAGATGGACGACAAGAACATGCCGTTCAAATCCTGCTATATGGAAGCTGGCAAGGATGATTATGAGAAGTATCTGCGTGAATCTGGCTTCAAGAACTTCAAAGTATTAGCGCCACGCTGGAATGTATCGGGCGGTGACATATACGGCAGTTCGCCTGGTATGGAAGCATTGGGTGATATTCGCCAGCTTCAACATCAACAGCTTCGCAAGGGTCAGGCGATTGATTACCAAGTGCAGCCACCTTTGCAGGTACCAACTTCACTGAAGAATCAAGGCGCTGATCGATTGCCAGGCGGCATCGTTTATACAGATCAGACTGTGCAAGGTGGTGGCATCCGTAGCCTATACGAGGTCAATCTAAACCTGCAATACCTGCTTGAAGATATACGCGACGTTCGTGAGCGCATTCGCGGCACGTTCTATGCAGATTTGTTCATGATGCTGGCCAATGACAATCGAAGCGGTATCACTGCCACTGAAGTCGCAGAGCGCCATGAAGAAAAACTCTTAATGCTTGGTCCAGTGCTAGAGCGTTTGCACAACGAGCTATTGAATCCACTGATTGATTTGACCTTTGAACAGTTGGTCGAGGCTGATGTTCTGCCACCAATCCCGCAAGAGCTTGAAGGCATTGACCTCAAAGTGGAATTCGTTTCCATGCTTGCACAGGCGCAACGTGCGGTCGGTGTCAATTCAATAGACCGCTTGCTGACTACCGTTGGCGGTATCGCTGGCATGAAGCCTGATGTGCTGGACAAAATCAATTTCGATCAGGTCGTCGATGAATATAGCGACATGCTTGGCGTAAGCCCTTCATTGATTGTGAGTGATGACAATGTTGCTGTCATGCGCAAACAGCGTGCAGCACAACAACAGCAAGCACAACAGATTGCCATGATGCAGCCAGTAGTCGATATGGCAAAGACTGCCTCAGACATTAACCCTGATGTGATAGACCAATTCTCTGGTTACTCAGGGATTCCACTCTAAGGAGATACAAAATGAGCATAATTAGTTACACAAAACAAGTGCCTGCTGACGGCAATGCCAAATACATGGTGGTTAGTTGGGAAGGCTTGGCTAATGGTGACGAGGGAACCCCGATCACCTTACCGCAACTAGCCGATAGAAGCGTGCAGGTTGAAGGCGTTTTTGATGGTGACACGATTGAGAAGCGCGTTACTGCGGCACAATTAACTGGTACTTACACCGCAGCTTTACCTGCCATTACTGGCTCAATGGCCGCAACGGAAACCGGAGCAGATACCTTTACTGCCTCTGGCACAGTATCTGACACTCCAATCGTAGGAACCCTCTCAGCGACAGAATCAGGATTAGACAACTTTGCTTCGTCAGGATCGATATTAGTCCAAGGAACTCTATCTGCCTCTGAATCTGGCCAAGATACTTTCGCCTCTACTGGTGGCGTTTTAGTCAGTGGCAGCCTTGCCGTTTCGGAATCGGGTGATGATACTTTTGCCGCCTCTGGAAGCGTAACAGTCCAAGCATCTACTGGA